GCATAAATAAAGTTAAAGATGTAGGTAAAAGCGCATTCGAAAAAATCAAAGACGTATTATTCAAAGGTGCACTTATCGCTTTTCTCCTTAATTTACCAAAGATATTAAATTCAGAAGCATTTAAACCGATATTAGAATATTTTACTGGCGGAAGTTTTGAAAGCGATATTAAAGCCTTATGGAATAATGTTCTATTGCCTATTTTTAATGGTATTGTTGATACTATTCAATTTATAATAGCTTTATTTCAAGGTGACTTCGATACAGCAATTCAACTCTTTAAAGATAATTGGATAATGATTATTCCAATTTTAGCTATTGTATTTGGAGCTATGATTGCAACAGTAGTTGGTTATATTATCGCTATCGGTTCAGCAATAGTAGGATTTTTGACTGCACTCGGTCCAATACTAGTTGCCGCGGCGCCGTTCATTGCAGTTGCAGCATTATTAGCAGTTGCATTCGTATTTATTAAAGATTTCTTAGATAATCTCGTAGAGAAATTAAATGTGAGTAGTATATCAGATCTTATTTTTATTGCTTGGGGTCACGTAAAAGATGCATTTGCTTCGTTCGTCAATATGCTTGTTGATCTTGTTAATAAGATCATGGAAACAGTTGGTAGTGTAGCTGATTTCCTTGGAGTTGATGTTGACTTACCACAATTCGAAAGAATGTCTACTGATAATGCTGAAAAAGCTCTGAAAGCTGCACAATTAAAAAAGGCCGAAGAAGATGCAAAAAAAGCTGAAGAAGAAAGAGCAAAAGCAAATCAACAATCAAATATAGTAGCAAATAGTGGTAACACTAATATTAATACTAATTCATCATCAGTTACTAATATGCTATCACAAGGAATGCCAGAAATATCAATACCAAATAACTTTGGATTTGATGAAGTAATGGCTAGATAAAAAAGAGGGAGAGCCAAAGCTCTCCCTTAGTTCTACGAAAGAAATTTTAACTATTTGCTAGTTTTGCAAAATATTGAAATGTATCTTCATCAGTATCTTCCATTGATGAATATTCTTCAGCAGTCACCGGTTTCGCTACTTTTTCAACTTGTGGAGTTGGAGGAGTTGCTTCACCAAGTTGATCCATTTCACGAACTGAAAGATTATTTTCAACACCAAGAACTTGATTGAGTTTTGCTTTCAATTCATTATATGATTTATATAAATTAGGGTCAACGAATTCAAAAAGTTTATGAACTTGATTATAAACTTCTTCACGATGGTCATCATCGCGGAATACGTCATTTTTTACAAACTCAGATTTATCATAATTGCGATATCCTTCAACTTGACGGATTTTCACTTTGAATGTAACATCTTCCCAAAGATCAAATGGATTAACCGGTTTTTCATCTTGGAATGCTGGTTGCATAATATCCATGATCTTATCAAAGATCTTTTTACCATACATATACATGAAGACTTTGCCTTCATTTTGTGGATTGCCTGGATCAGAGACAACCATAATATTCGAAACATAATGTAGTCTACGTTTACGATCACGAGCAATTGCTTTATCGGACTCAATACCCGAATTCCAGAGAACGCTATTTGATTCTGATACAGGATCATTTTGCCCAATTGATGTGAGTGATTTTTCAATATACCATAGACCAGATGGACCTTTGAAACCATGGTCCCAATATTGTACCCATGGTAAATCTTCTCCATCAACTTGAGGTAAGAAGCGAATTTCAGCATAACCATTACCTGCCTTATCAACTGTCGGTTTCCACATTCTTTCGTCTTCTTGACGAGTATTTGTGCCACCAACTTTATTTGCTTCTTCAACAAGTTTTGCAATATTATTTCGATTGCGTTTTAAATTTTCAAATGACATTGTATTTGTGTATCCTTTATATTACAGTGTATGTTTGTATGTATATTATATATATTTTTCTATCATTAGTAAATAGAAATTCAAAAATTAAGTGCATTTTCTTTTGGCAAATAATTTAGGTTCATCGCTTCTGCTTCAAGTTTTTCTTTAATAACAGGAGATATGAATTTTTTAATATCATCGATTTCGATATTATTCTTTTCGCATATATAAATGATTGCATCAATGTAAGACATATTATTTTCAAAAACCTGTTTTTGTATGATTTCTGAAACACTATTTTTTGTCATTATTTTAATTTTTGTCATTGATTAAATACCTTTATTAAAATGCAATATTCGTTTATTCTTGGATTCGCCTTACTTTGTTTTGTAGTCAATTCTTTCCATGCTTTATCAATTTTACTTATTGCCTTTGTTTGAACGATTGTAAGCATTTCTTCAGGTTTTCGAAGACGAATAGATCTTGATTTATCATCATCTATATTTTGCAATGTAGTACCTTTTACACTAAAACCTTTTGGTGAATTAGTTACATATTCAATCAATGATCGATATTTTGTATTAAAAACAAAAAGGCGGGATGCTCCAATAATTTGGATTGGAGGAATTGAAACCATTTTATATTCTTTTGACTCTTTATTATATTTAAGTCTTTTAATTTGTTTATCAGCAGTCATAATCTTTGGAGCTTTTGTTTTACGAACAGCTTTTTTATTCAGAATATATTTTTGGATATTATCTTTTATATCTTGAAGGAATTGTAAAAAGATTTTTTGTCTTTTTAATTTCATGTATGAATAAGCTTCAACAAGATCTGGATCTTTTGTCTCAACTAATTCTTTAATCTCTTCATATATATTTTCAATATGATCAAAGCATTGTTTTGCTGTATTATAAGCAGCATTATCTTTTTGGAAAAGTGAATATATGTCAATCCCATCAAATGCAGTATTTGCATTATTTGTTTCTTGTTCTATATGAGCATCAATTACTTCATCAATATAAGCAAGCATATCAGAAGTTTTAATTTTCAAAATTTCCATTGGAGATTTAGTTTTAATAGCAGGAGATGAGTCTTCTAAAAAAGATTTTAATTCAATTTTATTGATCGCAGATTTCCTAACATTAGCAAAATAATCAGTTAATGCTCTATCAATATTATAATGATCTGGAAATTTTAAATTCAATTCATTCCAACTTATAATTGCTGCAATATGTTGATAAGCATAAAAGTGCCAATCAGGAGCACTTAACATTAATGTCGCTTCTTCTTTTGAAAATGACTTACGAATATAATTACGAATAACGCCTGCAAGTTCTTTCTTTTCAACTTCAGTTCTGAAATAATGATTATACCACATAAAGCCATGATCAACTGGTGCGCCAGCAATACCACTTTTAACTCTGCGCTCAATCTTCTTTTTTCTTTTTAATTTCATAATTTAATCCTCAATCATTATTTACAAACGCGACGAAGACGACCAACATCAGCATCTAAATAATCGCCAATATAATACCAGGCACGAGTAGCTACACAATCAAGAGCTTTCATTTCGCATTCTTCACTAAATTGACAATTTTCGCAAGGAATGTCACGAACGAAGTCAACACCTTCAATATCAGTTGCTACAAATTTATCACTTTGAAATTCACTATCATAACCAATTGAAAAATTTTCTGTATTCATATATATGTCCTTTTGTTGCTTTGATAGGTCCATTATATACTAGTTTTAATAGGATGTAAACAAAAAAATGCACATTTATACATTTAGTGTGCATTTTTTTTATAGCTGTGATAAAAATGTAACAGTACTATCGATCATGTATACCAATGCCATTGATCAATCGCATCGGATGCCATTGACTGATAGAAGAGAATCGATACGGAATGAACGCCATTGCTGAATCACGGTATCAAACACCCTAACAACTTCATTGTTTTCTTTGATAGGCTTATCAGACTTTGGTTGCATATCTTCAGGAATTAATTCTTTAGCGAGAGTAGCAACCATTTCTCTTATAGTACCATCTTTTTTGGTAAATGTAATAACAGCAAAATTGTCTTGTAATTCATCAACGATTTCATCTTTTGTAAATTTATTCATAATAGGTCCTTTGTAATTTTGTTAATAATAATTTATTATACCATATAATAATAATGTTGTAAACAGTTTTTTATAAATATATTATCTAATTGAACTCAGTCAGATAATATATTGTTTATCATATGTCAAGAAAATGATAAATAATATATTATTAATTAGTAAAAGGATTTTCTATGTCTGATAAACCAGTAGATTTAAATGGCGATGGTCACATATCTGAAGAAGAAATACAAATGCATCTTGAGTTTAAACGTAAAGAACTTGAAGACGCTGATGCACAACGTGATGCTATTCGTAAGATGGC